AATCAACTTTATTGGTCTAACGTTTGTTGCCACTAGAACTGGCATTTCGTTCGATGAAGTCATTGGAACTGTTTAACTAGAGGTATAAAGAAAAATGGCAACCCAATTTAACAGACCACCACTTAGAACGATCACCGACTTCAAGAGCAAGATGGCCGGTGGCGGTGCAAGACCGAATCTGTTTGAAGTGGAATTAGTATTTCCCGATCCAATCGCGATTGAGAATGACGTAAAAGACAAATCAAGGTTCTTAGTTAAAGCTGCTCAATTACCTGCATCTAATATCACTCCTATTGAAGTTAACTTCAGAGGAAGGATATTAAAGATCGCTGGTGATAGAACCTTCGATACATGGACAGTCACCGTTATTAATGACGTTGACTTCGCAATCCGTTCCGCATTCGAGAAATGGATGAACTTTATAAACAAAATGGAAGATGCAACTGGAGCACAAGATCCAGCAGCATATCAACCAGATGCTTATGTTCATCAATTAGATCGTGACGGATCTACTTTAAGAACCTATAAGTTCCATGATGTATTCCCAACAAATATCAGTGCTGTTGATCTCAGTTATGAAACTGTAGATAGTGTTGAAGAGTTTACCGTTGAGTTCCAAGTTCAGTGGTGGGAAGCAATCAAGGGCATCGGAGCTAATGCCGGTGGCGAGGCAATCAACTAACATTGATTTATTTGATAAATAGTGTATAATAGAATTATAAAGACGTTATACAATGCCTAAACTTTTTGGTTTCTCTATTGATGATTCAGATAAAAAACCTGATTCAGTAGTCGCCCCCGTTCCTCAGAACAATGAGGACGGGGTTGACTATTTTATTAATTCTGGTTTTTATGGTCAGTATGTTGATATAGAAGGAGTATATAAAACAGAATACGATCTAATTAAAAGATATCGTGAAATGGCCTTGCACCCTGAGTGTGACAATGCTATTGAAGATGTAGTTAATGAAGCGATTGTAAGTGATCTCTACGACTCACCAATCGAAATAGAATTATCAAACGTAAATGCAAGTGATGGTTTAAAGGATAAGATTCGATCAGAATTTAGACATTTAAAAGAAATCATGGACTTTGATAAGAAGTCTCATGAGATATTCAGAAACTGGTATATTGACGGAAGACTTTACTATATGAAAGTTATTGATGTCAAAAGACCTCAAGATGGAATACAAGAGTTAAGATATATTGACCCGATGAAGATGAAATTCGTCAGGCAAGAGAAGAAACAAGGAAATGGTAGAAATGGAAATGGCATAGTTGATTTAAGTAATGTCAAAGATGTTACAAAGAGTGCTTATCCAGATATTGAAGAGTATTACATTTATACACCAAAACCAAATTATCCTATTGGTGTCATGTCACCTGTTGCATCAGGTCGTGAGAAAAATATCAAAATTGCAAAAGACTCAATCACTTATGTAACATCAGGTTTATTTGATAGAAATAAAGGAACTTGTTTGTCATATATGCATAAGGCGATCAAAGCACTGAATCAATTAAGAATGATTGAGGATAGTCTTGTTATCTATCGTTTATCAAGAGCACCAGAAAGAAGAATATTTTACATTGATGTCGGTAATCTTCCAAAGGTAAAAGCAGAGCAATACTTGAAAGAAGTGATGAGTCGCTATCGTAACAAGTTAACTTACAACGCTCAAACTGGTGAAGTCAGAGATGATCGTAAGTTTATGTCAATGATGGAAGATTTCTGGTTGCCAAGAAGAGAAGGTGGTCGTGGAACTGAAATTACAACACTTCCCGGTGGACAAAATCTTGGAGAACTATCTGATATTGAATACTTCCAGAAAAAATTATATCGTGCACTTGGAGTTCCAGAATCAAGAATCGCATCTGAAGGTGGTTTTAACTTAGGTAGGTCATCTGAAATTTTAAGAGATGAACTTAAATTTAGTAAGTTTGTTGGAAGATTGAGAAAGAGATTTGGAAATATGTTTAACGACATGTTGAGAACTCAATTAATTTTAAAGAATATAATTACACCAGAAGATTGGGATTCAATGAGTGATCATATTCAGTATGATTTCTTATATGATAATCAATTTGCAGAACTTAAAGAATCTGAAATGATGAATGAGAGATTAGGTCTTGCAGCAACTGTAGAACCATATCTTGGTAAGTATTATTCAACTGAATATCTTCGTAAGAAAGTTCTTCGTCAATCTGATACTGAGATTGCAGAAATCGATGAACAAATTGAACAAGAAATCAAAGATGGTATTCTTCCAGATCCGAATGCAGTTGATCCAATTACAGGTGAACCAACTGGTGGTGATTTAGGTGATGTTCCACTTGATGATGATTTAGAATCACAAGGTGCAGTCACTGATGCACAATTAAGTAAAGATACAAAATCAGCAGAAATCTAGTGCAATTCATACATTTAGTCAAGGGTGCATATCCTAAAAGATCATGCACCTTTCTTATTGATTTTTTTGAAACGAATATAAGTTTAGCAAAACCCGGAGGAGTTGGTAAAAATAAATTAAAAAATTTAGAAATAACTTTGGATGTTAATTTTCAAAATCCCAATCCGAATAATTTTGGTTTAGAAGAAACACTCGTAAATGTATTACATCAATATAAAAATAAATTTCCTTTAATTGATACAAATATTGGAAGATGGCATGTGAGTCCAACTTGCCAATTAGCAAAATACGAACCTAATAATTTCTATGAAAATATACATTGTGATGTTGGTAAAAATTGTCGTAATCGTATATTTGCTTGGATGATTTATTTAAACGATATTAAAGTTGGTGGCGGTACACATTTTGTGCATCAAGAATTTACTACAAAACCAATTTCTGGTGATCTTTATATCTGGCCAGCAGGTTGGACACACATGCATGTTGGAGTAAATGCTCCACATGAAACAAAATACATTCTTACAGGGTGGGTTGAGTATGTTTAGACACCAAAAAGTAACAGATATAAATAAAATATATACCTAATCTAAATATGGAAAACATTATTGACATGATTGCGATGGATTCTGAACCTGCAAAGGTTTCAGATGAACTCAAAGATCTTTTATATCAAAAAGCAGCCAAAAGAGTTGAAGATCTTCGACCTGAAATCGGTAATGCAATGTTTGATGAAATTGAAGATGAAATTGAGGTAGATACTGAACCACAAGAGGAAGAATAATGACTCAAAGAACTCTTGTAAAGGGAGCAGAGGCAGCACTACCAGTTAATGTTGGAACAGCATCAACATTTTCTGGAGCAACAGTTGTTCGTTTAGTTAATACTGCAACAAATGCAGATCATTTGGTAACACTTGCAACTGCAGCAAATGGTAGCACTGTAGGATCCTTTACATTACTAAGAGGTACCGTAGAGTTCTTGGAGAAGAATCCAGAACAAGCGGTGTTTGCTGCCAACGCTGCTGTGAAAGGTGCAAAAGTAGGATTTACTGGTTAAACAAATGAAACTAATTACAGAAGAAGTCCAAAAAGTTAAGTTTATTTCTGAGGGCAAAGGCGCAAATAAAAAGTTGTACATTGAAGGTGTTTTCCTACAGGGAGATATCAAAAATCGCAACGGAAGATTATATCCTGTAAGCACCCTCGCAAGAGAAGTTGGAAGATACAACGAACAGTTCGTTAACAAAGGAAGAGCACTTGGAGAACTCGGACATCCAGATGGCCCTACTGTTAATTTAGATCGTGTATCTCATAAGATAACTTCACTTCGTCAAGAGGGTAAAAACTTTGTTGGTAAAGCACAATTACTTTCAACACCAATGGGTAAGATTGCATCTAATTTAATTGGAGAAGGAGTTACCCTCGGAGTCTCGTCTCGTGGTGTCGGTTCACTTAAAGAAGACACTGCATCTGGATGCAAAGTTGTCGGTGAAGATTTTATGTTAGCAACTGCTGCTGATATCGTTGCTGATCCATCAGCACCTGACGCATTTGTATCAGGAATAATGGAAGGAAAAGAATGGGTTTGGGAAGGAGGAATTCTTCGTGAACAACTTGCAGAAAAAACTGCAAAGAGAATCAACACTTTAGTTGATCAAAATAAATTAGAGGAGCATAAACTTGGATTATTCCAAGATTTCTTAGCAAATCTGTAACATTATAAATAAATATAGATTATTTTAAATCTAAAATTAAATGTCCGTTGGTCAAAATTAAACGAAATGGAAAATGTAGTAACCAAAGGGGCAAAATCGGCAGATCCAATGCCAAAATTGTCCTTAACAACTCCCGGTCAAACTGGGTCTTATGAGGATTTAGGGGGCCCTACTCCTGAGAACTCAAAGCCTGATGATGATTCAAACAAATTGAAAACACCCGGCACAACCTTAAAACAGGTTAAGGATATTGTCTCTAAAGGTGCAAAACCTGCAGATCCAATGCCAGCGGGCATGAAGGAAGAGGAAGAAGTAGAAGGCGATGTTGTCGCTGAAACTGAAGTCTCTGAAGACGAAGTAGTTTCTGAAGAAGAGACTGCAGAAGTCGAAGAAACTCAAGAAGTTGTTGCCGAAGAGGAAGCAACTGAAGAGGAAGAAGAAGTAGTTGAAGAAGAGCA